TAGAACGAAGTGCCGATGCTGATCTGGGAGGACATGTTGGGATTCGGTTCGCCCGTAACCCGATCCGCGATACCCAACTGGCTGTTCGCGCAGTCCTGCACCACGCCAGACGGGACAACCCTTGTCCTGGTCTACCGCAGCGTCTGGTTGTCGGACGACGACCGCATGTATCAGCACGTCAAAGAGATGATCGACAGGTCCCACTCAGAAGTGGTGATGCACTACACCGTAGAAGACCCGCAGATGATTCACGGACGCGGGGAGTGGATTCTCTACCTGCTGACGGAAAAGTCCTCGCGGCAGCGTGAGTTCGACCCCACCACAGCCAGGCTCCTGGAGCTGTGCAGGACCTACGACGGCGAGGCCGATCCGGTTCACCCGATGCACGCCAACGTCGTGTGCTTGGAGGTAGCGATCCACGCCTCCATCGCAAGGGACGAGGTAATCCGATGAGAGACCCCTTCGACCCCAGGCCGAGGCCGGCCAGGTCGGTCAGTCAGCTAAAGCAGTACGAGAAGTGCCCGTACAGCTACTTTCTCGCTCGCATCCGCAACCCGCGTGCATGGCGGCGCCCAGCGGCCTGGTTGCCCCAGGGAAGCGCGGTCCACGCCGCGATAGAGGCTTGGGAGCGGAGCGGTCGTTCGATGTCTCTGGAGGCCGCTCAGGCCGTTTTCCGGGTGGAGTACTCCCGAGAAGTAGCCTCCTACACCAAGATCACCCCGAACTTCGAATGGTGGTCGAAGTCAGGCCCGTACGGTGGCAAGAAGGATCTGGCCCGTCGATTCGAGATCGGGATGGAGCAGGTCGAGAAGTACATCCGCTGGGCCACCAACCACCCGTACGAGGTCGTCTGGATCTCCCCGGACGGGACGCCCGGTATCGAGCTGGGGTTCGACATGGACCTCGACGGGGTGATGGTCCGAGGGTTCATCGACCTGATCATCGTGGACGAGGACGGGAACCTCCGCGTCCGGGACCACAAGACCGGGAACCAGCCTGGGGACGACTTCCAGCTTGGGGTCTATGGTTTGGCCCTGGCCGAAACCTACGGCATCGAGCAGCCCGCCATCGGTGACTACTGGATGGGCAAGCCCGGTAAGCCGACGTACCCGTACGACATCTCGGAGTGGACGAAAGACAGAGTCACCGAGGTCTTTCACGAGCTGGAAGAGAACATCCAGGCAGGGAACTTTGATCCGCACCCGGACGTGGACCGCTGCAAGTTCTGCGACGTATCGGACGCCTGCGAATTTCGCATGGCGTGATACTTGACAGTTCCCAAGAGGAAGGTATGAGAATGAAGAAATCCCTGGCGCTCGGAATGGCCGGCGTGGTAATGGCATTGGGCCTCTCGGCCTACCCCACCACCGTCGAAGCCCACGCCGACCCTGTGTCGGCTGTGGGGGACGGCCCAGGCCCGATGGCAGACATCGTATGCCGCACGCTCGACGGCGACCCCACCGTGCAAGGGGTTCGCCAGATGATGGTGAACTACACCGGGTTTATGATAAACCGGAACCTCGCGTGGGACACGATCCTCAACGGCGTGGTCTGGGACTGCCCACAGCACGCGGACCTGCTCAAGGACTACGCCCAGTTCTACGGGCAGTACCACTGATGCCTTCGCCCATCTCCCTGGTCACCGACCGAGAGGACTACTACTACGTCAGCTTGGGGCCGATCCCAGGAAAGCCTGCGTGGCACGAGCAGTCCAAGCCGTCGCGCTATCCGTTCCCGAGCATCGAGGCCGCTACGCGGTTCGCTCGCTCGCACAAGGAGCGAGACCCGGACAGAGACATCACCATCGACTACCCAGACGGTCGTCGGTGGGACGGCAAGAGGTTCGTCTCGTGAGCCTCTTCCGTCGATTCCGAAACCCGCTTTTTTGGCTTCAATACTTGACAATTCCCGGAGGAAGCATGAAGCACTGGAACCCTAACGACCCGATCCTCGAATCCCCTCTGGCACCGCACGAGTCGCGTGCGACGATACGGATGCACCGCGCCGGATGGCCTGGCCCCCAGATCGCCAAAGAGCTGAAGCTCAAGGGCACCAAGCTCATGTCCAGCCTTCAGGCTGCGCTCGATGAGGAGGGCATCGCCCGGCGCCAGCGCCGCCCGATCCACGACGCCGCCGTGCCGAAGGGCACCGTCTGATGTACACCCCGCTACAGAGCCTCTACATCAAAGGCAGCGCGGGAGACCCGCTCCCGCCTGTGTGGGATGCCTTGGAGCAAAAGGGAACACGATTCCTGAGAGGACAGCTATGTTTGGTCTGCGCCGGTCCTGGCACCGGGAAGTCGGCTTTCGTCCTTACCTACGCGCTGCACGCTCGCGTCCCAACGCTCTACTTCTCTGCGGATTCGGATGCCTTTACGCAGCTTTCACGGTCTCTGTCGATCCTGACTGGATGGTCGATGGAGAAGTCGGCCAGGGCCGTCCGGGAGGGCAACCTGGGCGAGGCTGAGGCCGTGTTCGATGACGTGCCAATCCGATTCAACTACAACGCCTCACCGAGCCTTGACCAGATCGAGAACTCGATGATGTCGTACGAGGAGGTCTACGGGGATTTCCCCGCGCTGGTGGTCGTTGACAATGTGACCAACGTCCGGGCCGGCGGCGATGCCGACGACCCCTTCTCCGGGCTGGAGAGCCTGATGGACTACCTACACGACATGGCCCGTTCCACGAGCGCCTGCGTCGTGGGCCTGCACCACGTCACCGGAGGGTACAACGACGCCGACAAGGCGATCCCGCTGTCCGGGGTCAAGGGTCAGATCTCGCGTGTGCCAGAGATGATCCTGACGCTGCACCGCGTCTCCGAGCAGTTCGGGGGAGACACCCTCCGGGTGTCGACGGTGAAGAACCGGTACGGCAAGTCGGACCCTTCCGGGCTCGACTACGCCGAGCTTGAGTTCATCGGTGAGTCAATGACGATCCGGGACTTTCCCACGTCCCAGACTTGACAGTTCCCATCGAGAGAAAGGCCCGCCAATGCCCCTGCCTCCCTACGGCCCGAATACCGACAAGGTGGTCCCCCCAGCGTCGGCAGCACCGGTCCCGCGTCAACCGTCCCGGCCCGCTGTAGCTGGCCCCTACGACAACGCCGATGGCGCAGACATTTTGGACTTCACCGATTCCTACATGTCCACGGTCCACGACCCGGACACACTGCTCTACAGGGCCAAGCACTACCTGTCGGGCGTCGAGTACGACACCCTCGTGGGCACCGGGCTGTCGGGGACCATCGCGGTCACCGAGCTGGCCAGGAAGCTGGGCAAGCACTACCTGATCGTCCGCAAGCCCAACGACGGCACGCATTCGTACTACCCGGTCGAGGGGAGGCTCGGCAAGCGGTGGGTGTTCGTGGACGACCTCGTCGGCACCGGGGAGACGTTCTCGCGGGTCTGGGACACCATCCACGACCTGATCGAGGACCGTTCGTTCGCCACCGAGTACGTCGGAGCAATGCTCTACACCGACATGGAGTTCGTCGCTCCGACCAACCGCCGCACCCGAAGCTGGCTCCGTAAGTCCGAGAAGTACGACGGTCGATACGGCGAGCCCGCCGAGATGGCCTGGTGCAGCAGCCCCCTCCGCAAGTACCGTACTTGACAATTCCCAACGAAAGGAAAACACAACCATGCCGAAGCCAGTCGCCAAGGCCAACCTGATCCACCAGCAGATCCTGGGTGGTCTGATCGAGACCAAGCCCGTCTCGTGGACGCACAAGAAGCTCGCCAAGGGTGAGGACGGCAAGGAGGTCGTCGTCCAGACGAAGGTGACCCGCGAGGGTCTCCGGTTCCCGCTGGCGCAGAACGTCAGCGGCTTCAACGTCGACCGGACGGCACGTCGGTGGCTGCCGTAAGACGGGTCCTGGTCACGGGCAGCCGGGATTGGGTTGCCCGGACGACGATCTGGAACGCGCTGCACTCCGAGCTTATCCAGTTCCCGGACGGCATCATCGTCGTCCACGGAGCCGCTCGGGGAGCCGATGACATCGCCGACCGGTGGGCCTGGGGAATGCGCCAGGCGGGGTGGCCCGTCTCGGTAGAGGCCCACCCAGCCGACTGGAACACGCACGGCAAGCGGGCGGGTGTCGTCCGTCACCAGGAGATGGTGAACCTGGGAGCCGATGTCTGCCATGCGTTTCCGCTCGGGGACAGTGTCGGCACGCGCCACTGCATGGCGCGGGCACTAGCAGCCGGCATCCCGGTAATCAACCACGGTCTGTCGTACTTCCTGACGCAGGCCCGAGAGTTCGTGGAGGCATACGGATGAAGGATTACACGGTCGTCACCAGAGGCGGCTTCCGGGTCGGAGTAACCGAAGGCGGCAAGGGTACCCCCCTCGTCTTCCTGCACGGGTTCTCCGTATCGACGGGGGCCTACACCGAGATGCTGGAACTGCTGTCGCAGAATGGGTTCCACGTCTACGGGATAGATGCACCAGACCACGGGAGAAGCGACAGCCTCCCGTGGGGACACACGGTCAAGGACATGGCCGAGGTCATCGACCAGGCCCTCGACGTGCTCGGAGTCGAGGTAGGGGCCGTCCTGGTGGGCCACTCGATGGGAGGCCGGTTGGCAGCCGAAGTAGCTGCTATCTACCCGATGCTCTACGACACCGTCATCCTGCTGAGCGCGGCGGTCGGCAAGGAGTTCCATGAGGCGGTAAAGGTCGATGGGCCAGGCACGCTCCTGCGGGGCGCTCAGTTCATCGCTGGCGCTCTGAAGGACGTGTTCGGGGATGCCCGGAAGGCTAAGAGCTTACGGACGCTCTCAGAGCGTCTGAGGCTCGCCGACATGCTGCGCGGCTCCCTGTCCGGTCCCCGGATCGCCAGGGCCGCATACGCGATGACGCAGGGCGACTCCTCGGAGGCGCTGCACGCGCTGCGGCGGGGGAGGGTCAAGACGGTCGTCGTCCACGGCACCGACGACGCGATCATCCCCAGTGCCTCCGCGCTGAGCGCGTGGCAGGTTCTCCGTGGCCGGATTCACATCCTGGGCGGTCACTTCCACTCCTGGATGATCAGCGACCCGGAGCTGGCGCTGCGGGTCATCAACGATGCCTTGGACTTGACAGATCCCGAAGATGAAGCGGTGTAAGGACTGCGTGGCCGCTGGGACCGACCCCTCGGGACGCAGGAAGCTGGCCACCAAGCGGGACGGCAGTCTCCAGCCGGGGCCACGGTGTGTGACACACCACCGGGCCAGACGGTCGGCCACGCGGGACACCGCGTGGGAGCGCAGGCTCATGGCGGTCTACGGCATCACCGCCGAGCAGTACTGGGCCATCTACGAACTACAGGGTGGCCGCTGCTACATCTGCCGCCGAGCCACAGGGGCGCGGAAACGGCTCTCAGTCGACCACTGCCATGTCACCGGGTTCGTCCGGGGCCTCTTATGCAGCCCATGCAACAAGAACGTCCTGGGGCATCTCAGAGACGACCGGGAGGCCCTCATACGGGCCGTCGACTACCTGGATCGGTTCCCCGCGTTCCAAGCGGGCGTCCGTGTAATCACGCCGGATCTTCGAGAGGAGGTAACCGATAACCATGAACTACCGGCTTAACGCGTGGTTCCAGTTGTTGTTAGACGATGGGCTGGCCCCGACAGAGGACGACCTTGAGGAGGCAATCATAAGCGCACTCAAAGGCATCGGCATAGTGCCGCAAGCCGCCGTCGTGTTCAAGGTACTACTCCCCTTGGGAGGGTGAAGTGGACTTAGCAGTCTACGAGGTGCACCGTGCGTGACCAGCTCATCGTCAAGGTGATCCACCGCTACTACCCGGATTGGGAGCCGCCGGGGGACCAAGGAAAAGAGTGGCACAAGTGCATCTGCCCATTCCACGGCGACGGGATCGCCAGCGCAGGGATCTCCTACCGGTACAACGCATTCCGATGCCTGGCCTGCTCCATCGGGGGCAGCGCGGTGCGGATTCTGCAAGAGCAAGAGGAGGTGAGTTTTGCAGAGGCTAAGCGAATCGCAGAGGAGCTTTCTGAGGGATGCGACCCTCCGGTACAGCCAGAGTCTCCCCGGCAGCCAAGGCGAAGAGTATTTGGCGACTCGGGGTCTGATGTTCCAGAGCATCCGAGAAGAAGTCGACCGGTTCATGCTCGGGTACGTGGACGACCCACTCCCTGGGCATGAGATGTACCGGGGGATGCTGTCCATCCCGTACCTCCGGTGGTCCCAGCAATACGGCTGGGCCGTAGTATCCATCCGCTTCAGGCGGATCGTAGAGGGCCAGGGTGGGGGCAAGTACCTGACCCAGGCCGGCGACAGGCCGAGGCTGTACAACACGCTGGCGCTGCTGGCGAACAGCTCTCGGATCGCTATCACCGAGGGCGAGATCGACGCCATCACAGCGCAAATCTGCGGCATCCCCACCGTGGGGGTGCCCGGAGCACAAGCGTGGAGGGAACACTTCCGGGAGCCGTTCCTGGGGTACCGGGACGTGTTCATCCTCGCAGACGGAGACGAACCCGGTCTCAACTTCGCACAGGCAGTCGCCAAGACGTTGTTCAACGCCAAGGTGATTCCGATGCCGCCAGGGGAGGACGTTAACTCGCTGGTCATCGGGCAAGGAAAGCAAGCACTACTCAGTCGTCTCGTGTAGCCGACTTGACACCTCCCAGAAAGGATACGCAGTGAAAGATCCAGAACCGCAAATTGAGTACGACGACCTCGGTCGGTACGTCGACATCCACGACTACGTCTATCCCGGCGACGACGATGAGTGAGTCGATCCTGGAAGAGGCCCAGCGCCTCATCCACGGGGACCGGAACAAGAACTACGGCCACCCGCGAGAAAACTTCTCGGACATCGCGGCGCTTTTCTCCGGGTACCTGGGCGTCGAGGTCTCGGACATCGACGTGGCCAACCTGATGATCCTCGTGAAGGTCGCTCGGGTTAAGGGCACCGGATACCACCGGGATTCGTTCGTCGACATCGCAGGATACGCCGGATGCGTCGAGCGGATCTACGAGGAGCCGGTCGAGCTGCCCTACATCGGCGGGAACGGGCCGGGGGACGTGAACGACCCCGAGGTCGTCCCCCGCAAGTGGGACTCGCTGGCCGGCGTGCCGACCGACGTGAAGGTGTTCGACCGCGAGGGCGACTACTGGACCTTCTACGGCGACTCGTGGGGCTTCGGGGATCCGGGCGAGATCGAACGCAACCCGGTCAACAGCAAGAAGTACGGCCTCGGCGCGTGGGACCACTTCGGCCCCTTCACCGAGGTGGTCGGTGGGTAGCCGCCCCAGCGTCTACGTCAGGCGCTTCGCAGAGGCTCCCGCACCACCAGAGCCCAACCGCACGAAGGAGTTCGTCTCCGTGGATCTGAGGGTGTTCTACCCGCCCACCTCTGAGGGAGTCGACATCGCCCTGGCTTCGTTGGCGTCCGCGTACATCGAGGCTACAGAAGAACTTCAGGCCCGCCACCCTGAAGAAAGGAACACATGAGTAAACGCATCGTGGTCATCTCCGACACTCAGATGCCCTACGACGACCGCAAGGCGTTGAAGGCGCTGATTGGGTTCATCGGGGACTACCAGCCCGACGAGGTCATACACATCGGTGACCTGATGGACTTCCCGCAACCCTCGCGCTGGAGCAAGGGCACTGCTGCGGAGTTCGAGGGCTCGGTCTTCGAGGACGTGGAGCAGGCCAAGCGGCGGTTCCTTGGCCCACTACGCGCCGTCTACGACGGCCCTGTGGGTGTACATGAGGGCAACCACGACCTGCGGCCCAGGGAGTACTTGGCGAAGTACTCGCCGGCCTTGGCCGCGTCGGGTGCGTTCAACGTCGAAAACCTGTTGGACTTCGACGGATTCGGTGTCAAGCTCCTGCCTGAGTTCAACAAGATCGCACCGGGGTGGATCACCACCCACGGGCATCGCGGGCAGATCAGCCTGAGCCGGATCGCGGGTAACACCGCGCTGAACGCTGCCAGGAAGTTCAACGCATCGGTGATTATGGGCCACACCCACAAGCAGGGGATTGGCTCGCACACCTTCGGTTTCGGTGGTCAGGTCGACAAGATCGTCACCGGGGTCGAGGTTGGTCACTTGATGAACCAGCGGCTCGCCAACTACCTCAGAGGTGGAACGGGCAACTGGCAGTTGGGCTTTGCCCTGATCACGGTTGATGGTCAGCACGTCAAGCCCGAACTAATTCCGATACACCGAGGCCGGTTCACGGTCGACGGACGAGTTTGGGAGGTCTAATCCTTGACAATTACCAAGAGTCAGCCAGACGTGCTGCGGCTTGAAGGCGCGATTCGTCGCGCCTCCAAGGCGGTTGCCTACCAGTGGCCCGGAGTGGTCGAGCGGGACGACGTGGAGCAGATGATCTACGAACGCCTACTCGATACTCCGGGCTCGGTGCAGAAGATCCTGGCGATGGATAACCGGGCGCAGTACCGGGCCGTCATCGGGATCGGCCACCAACTGGCCAGCCAGGAGAGAGCGGACTACGACATCTACAAGGGTGCCTACCGGTACTCCGTCAAAGAGGTCAAAGACGTTCTGGCTGCTGGGATTCTGGTCGAGGAGTTCGACCATTGGGTGGACGTGGTCCACGACCTGATCGAGGCCCTGGTGGTCCTCGTGAAGAGGTCGCCACAGTATGTGGAAGCGATCCTGGACCGCTACGCGGAGTGGAACATCCCGGCAGACAGGCAAGCGGAGAACGCTCTCCGCAACGGCCTGACCGCTCTGACCGACGCCATGAACCTCTCGAACAAGCGGCGGTTCTCCGAGCGGGACGACGGCCTGGGAACTCGTAAGGCGATGTCCAGGTCATCTGCCCAGCAGCTCTCCAAGTCCCAGTGGGACGACGAATCCAGCACAGCGGTAGCACGTCTGATGCAGCAAGCGAAAGTAACCCGATCCAAATGATGACCGAGTTGAACAACGTGGACGAGGCGCTCGAAGAGGCCCGTCGACAGAAGAACGATCATCCCCTTTTCGACTTCGGGGATGAGGATGAAGCGTGGGAAGACGATGAGTAACAACATCTTCGACGCCACGTTCAACGGGATGGGGCGCTCGGAGATGTACCGAGCGCAGCTCACCCCTGACCTGTTTCCGCACGAAAAGCCGATGCTGCTCGACAATTGGCCAGCGGTGGACCGCGCCATGTACTGCGGACCGCAGTACGTAACCGAGAAGGAGATGAATGGAAACCGATGAAATAAATTGGGGACCTACCGGCAAACTGGTCTACGAAAGAACATACTCCAGGGTTAAGCCGGATGGGTCGCGTGAGACCTGGCCTGAGACGGTCGAGCGCGTAGTCGACGGCAACCTCGCGCTGGTCGACAAGCGGTACCAGCTCGAAGACGAGCGGGAAGACCTGATCCGGTTGATGACGGACTTCAAGATCCTCCCGGCTGGCCGACACCTGTGGGCGTCGGGTGTGAAAGGCGCTCAGCACCTTTTCAATTGCTGGGTAGCCGGGTGGACCGAGAAGCCTTCAGAGCACTTCGCGTTCACGTTTATGCGGCTGATGGAAGGAGGTGGAGTTGGCGCGAACTACTCAAACCGATACCTGGCGGATTATCCGCCCGTCCAGCAGGACCTCCTGGTGGACATCGTCTGCGACCCAGATCATCCCGACTACACCCAGTTACGCGATAGCGGGGTGTTATCCAACGAATACCACCCAGATTGGTCTGGGTCCTTCGAGATAGAGGACAGCCGTGAAGGATGGGCAGCAGCCCTTGTCGACCTCATCGACACCCACTACCGGGACGAGGTCAAACACTTCCACCGGGTGTACGACGTGTCCCGAGTGCGCCCGGCAGGCTCGCGTCTGCGAACTTTCGGCGGATCGGCTTCTGGGCCTCTTCCGATAGCCAAGATGCTGCTGGAGGTGAACGCCATACTGTCGGGCCTGGCCTACGCGGGGGAGCGCCTCACCGGGCTGGACGCGATGGAGATCGACCACGCCATCGCGCAGTGCGTGGTGGCCGGCGGTGTTCGCCGGTCGGCGCGGATGTCGATGATGCACTGGCGTGATCCGCAGATCGGCCAGTTCATCGAGTGTAAGTCGGAGACCGGATCGCATTGGACTACGAACATCTCGGTAGAGGTTGACCAAGAGTTCTGGGACTCAGTCACCAGGAAGGATTCCCCCTACGGGTACCACGCCGACGCTGTATTGAAGCTGATCACCGAGGGCATGGTGGGCAACGGGGAGCCGGGGTTCTGGGACTCGTCGCTGTCCAACGTAGGCGAGCCCAACCGGGTGAACTGCACTAATCCCTGTGGCGAAGTGACACTTGAGGATTGGGAGCCCTGCAACCTGGGGCACATCAACCTGGCGGCGTTCGCCAGGGACAACGGGAAGGTCGACTACCTGGGCCTGCTGAAGGCCCACCGGTTGATGACGCGGTTCCTGATCCGGGCCACGTTCTCCGACGTGGCTGACCCGAAGTCCAGAGAGGTTCTGGACCGGAATCGCCGGATCGGCGTAGGACACACCGGGGTTGCCTCGTTCGTCGCCCTGACCGGGCGTCGGTACTCCGAGGCCCCAGCGGACAAGCAGCTCACCGCGATGCTCCGCGAGCTGGCGGTCGAGGTGGACCAGGCGGCAGCGGACTTCTGCCACCAACTTCGTATCCCGGTGCCGGTGAAAAAGCGGACGGTGGCCCCTACCGGGACCATCTCGAAGATGCCCGGAGTCTCCGAGGGGATCCACCCGATCTTCTCGAAGTACTTCATCCGGCGGCTCAGGTTCTCTAGACACGATGACGCTCAGCGTCTGCAGGTGGGCCTTCTGGCCGACCAAGGCTACGAGGTCTCAGATGACCTCTACGCTGCTGACACGTTCGTGGTGTCCATTCCCACCAAGGACTCGCTCCTCGACGCTGTGGAGCGGATCTGGGGCCGGGAAAGGGCATCGAACATCGTAGAGGCGGCAGATGATCTGACGCTGAACGAGCTGCTGGCCTTCCAGGCGCTCTACCAGACCTGCTGGGCCGATAACGCGGTGTCCTTCACGGCCAACGTCCCGCAGGGTGTTGACCCGGGGATCGTGGCGGAGCACATCACCAAATTCGGTGGACTCCTCAAGGGAGCCACCATCTTCCCGGAGTCTTCGATGCCGCAGGCTCCGTACGAACGTATCTCCCGCAAGGAGTACGAGGCAGCCACCGTTCAGGCGGTCGCCGATGGAGTAGATGAGGACTGCGCCAGCGGCGCTTGCCCGATTCGATGATTCACCAACACAACCGAAAGGAACACATGTCCGATTACGACCCCTTCGCAGCAGCTCCCGCCGACGAGGCTCAGGCCGCGCCAGCGGAGCCCGCACAGGAGTCCGTGTTCGACGCCCCGCCCGCCGAGGCCCCGGCTAAGGCCCCGGCCAAGAAGGCTCCCGCCAAGAAGGCGGCTGTCACGGTGGACGTGAAGCCGAACATCCTCCCCGCCAGTGAGGGCAAGGTGGTGCTGACGTTCAAGGGCGGCAGCGGGTTTGACGCCCCCTGGGTGGTAATCCACGCCAACGACCTTCAGGACGCCTACGAAAGCGTCTCTGGTGAGAACGCGGCCCTGCTGGCTGCGCTCATGGAGCGCGTACAGATCGCTGGGCAGCACTTCTCCAAGCTCGGTGGTGGGAAGCCCGCACAGGCTGCCCCGGCCCGCCAGGCAGCGCCGAAGCCGGCCCAGGAGCCGCCAGCGGGTGCCCCCGCGAAGCCCGGTGAGGGCTGGGAGTTCCGTACGGGCGTCAGCAAGTCCACCGGGAAGCCGTGGCAGGCGTGGATGCCTCCTCGCGGCAGTCAGGACAAGCCGGTCTTCTTCTGACCGATACTTGACAATTCCCACGGGGGAGGCCCTTCGGGGCCTCTCCCGCAACACAACTGAGAGGAACACATGAAGGAAATCACCATCGTCTTCCAAGACGAGGACGTTATCCACGCACACGGCGAGCTGCTGCTCGACGCCAGCGAGAACTCGCTGATCATCCAGGGCCAGCAGGGGGCGTACCTCAACGTCTACTGGCCGTCCGTCCGCTACTACGCGGTCTCACCGATTGAAGAAGACCCCGCCGGTGGCTAGGCCCAAGATCTCCCAGCCACATCTGACGACGGACCTGTCCGTCATCCAGGCGGTAGAGCGGTCCAGCCGATACAGCCCGTCCGACTTCTACCCCGACACCAACCCTTCCTTCAACCCCAACAACCGAGGAGGTCGCCAATGACCAAAATCCAAGCCGCCCTTGAGGACATCATCCTGAAGGTAGAGGACTACGTCCTGGGCCTGGCGTTCAAGTTCTGGCTCTGGCTGGGCAAGGCGCTCGACGTGACCATCGAGATCCCGCAGCCTGCGCCGCGGGTCATCACCAAAGAGGTCCAGGTCATCGACGCCCAGGTGGCTGAGGAGCGTGAAGAACTCAAGGACGAGGTCGAGGCGCTCAAGGCCAAGATCGCTTCGTACCTGCCGTACGTCAAGCAGGGCGCGGACAACCGCCCGAAGCTGACGAAGGCCGAGGTCGAGAACATCCGGGCGCTGCGCCGCAGTGGCTACTCGCAGCGCGAGATCGCGGAGATCTACGACATCAACCCCGCCACCGTGTCCCGGATCGTCCGGGGGCAGTACTACAAAACCCTCTCAGCCGCGTAGGAGCATCATGAAGGTCCACGAACACGTAGTCGCGGGTGACCGCGTCCAGATCAATGTCGTTGAGACAGAGGAGGATCTGGAGCCATTCCGCAACTTCATCCGTGGCCACCTTCGGCTCCTCGGTCTGGACTCGGAGACCACCGGACTGGACATCTACAACGACGGATTCCGTTGCCGTCTAGTCCAGTTCGGTACTCCGAACGAAGCCTGGGTGGTGCCAGTCGAGAAGGGTCCTCGCTTCGAGCAGGACGTTCGGCTGGCCCTCCGGGGCGTCGAGGGGTTCGTACTCCACAACGCCTCGTACGACCTCCAGGTCTTCGAGAAGACACTCGGGGTGCCGATGGAGGACATGTGGCCGAAGGTCACGGACACCCGCATCCTGGCCCACCTCCTGGACCCCAGGGGCAAGGACGAAGGTGGGTACGGCCACTCGTTGGAGGAGCTGACCCGCGTCTACATCGACCAGGGGATTGCCGATGGCGTCAAGACGCTGATGGCAGACTTGGCTAAGGCGCACAAGACGACTAAGGCCAACGTCTGGAAGAAGGTGGCGCTGGACGACCCCCACTACGAGCTGTACTCCGGGATGGACCCGATCCTCGCGGCTCGGCTCTACCAGAAGTTCCACGGCAAGGCGTACGTCCAGTTCCCGGACCTGATCGCCTACGAGCACAAGCTCGCTGAGATCTGCGCCTACATGGAGCGGACGGGCTTCCTGCTCGACGTGGAGTACACCAGGAAGCTCTCGGACCAACTGAAGCTCACCGAGAGCCTGTTTAAGGAGAGGGCCCTGGCCTTCGGCTGCGAGAACGTCAACTCGACGGATCAGGTGGCCGACGTGCTCGAAGCGCGCGGTGTCAAGATCATCGGTCGGACGCCGTCTGGTAAGCGGAAGGTGGACGACACCCTGCTGTCGAAGCTGGTGGCCGAGGGCGACGAGTTCGCAGAGGCCGTGATCGAGGGCAAGAAGGCCGGCAAGTGGCGGAAGACCTGGGTGGACACGTTCCTCAAAGAGCGTGACGCACAGGACCGTTGCCACGCATCCATCAACCCGCTGCGGGCTCGCACGGCTCGCATGAGCATCACCGGAATCCCGGCTCAGACGCTCCCCAGCGGCGACTGGATGATCCGCCGATGCTTCCTAGCCGACCCAGGTCATCTGATCGCCTCAGTGGACTACCAGGCCCAGGAATTGCGGGTTCTGGCTGCCCTGTCCGAGGACCGGACGATGATCCAGGCGTTCCTGGACGATTCGGATCTACACCTGATGACCGCTCGTGCGGCATTCGGGGATCACATCCAAAAGGACGACCCCGAGCGGAAGTACGCCAAGGTGGTGAACTTCGGCAGGGTCTACGGCGGCGGTGCGAAGACCGTGGCCGAGCAGACCGGGCTGGACCTCAAGACGGCCAAGCGGGTTGTCGACGGGTTCGACCGGGCATACCCCGGTGTCCAGAAGCTGAGCGCCAAGCTCCAGCGGGAAGCCACGCAGAACGGCTACATCACCACCCCGATGGGTCGGAGGCTCCCGGTCGATGAGGACCGGGCGTACTCGGCGCTGAACTACCTCATCCAGTCCACGTCGCGGGACGTGACCGGCAAGGCGCTAGTGCGGCTGCACGGGGCGGGATTCACTCCGTACCTTCGCCTTCCGATCCACGACGAGATCCTGGCGTCGGTCCCGGAGGACAAGGCGCAGTGGGGCGCACGGCGCATCGCTGAGCTGATGGCAGAGCAGATGGGACCGGTTCACATTGGCACCGACCCCGAGGTCGGAGGCCGCTCCTGGGGCTCCCTTTACGGGGCCGACTTCTAGACAACTAACGAAAGGACAACTATGGATGACCTCGATTTCTTCGACACCCTCTACCAAGGGTGGTCGAAAACGACGTGGGCCGAGAACGCCTACTGGATGCCCGAGGAGTCCGAGGACTTCCCAGGGCTCTGGGACATCGTGGCGGTCAACGAGAAAGAGGAACGTAAGCCCATCGCTGCATTCCTCTCGGAGGAAGACGCTGCCTTCATCACCGCGCTGCACGGGTGCATGGCAGACCTTGTGAGACGGCTCCACCAAGCCGTCGATGAGGCCGAGCGGTTCGAGATCGAGAAGGACAACGTCATCTCCGAGATGGCTCAGCTCGCGGTCGAGAACAACGACCTCCGAGCGCAATTGAACGGCAACGTCGTTGGCTGACGAATCCTGGGTTCCACGCTTCGAGTATGTGGACGATCACTGGGTCGTCCACTTCGGGGGCCGACAGTGGTGGCTGATGACCGTCCCCCGGATCGACCCGAGGGTCTCGACGTACACGACGCGGAGCGGGGAGGTACGCGGCAGCATCTGGGACCGCGCCACTCTCAGCTTCGACGTGCGCCTGATCCCCCCGCCCCCGGACCTATCCATCCCCGACAACATTGTTTTAGGAGAGAACTAATGCCAGTCCAAACCACCAGCATCGCATCGTACAACCTGATCAAGCCCGAGCTGCCCAGGCGGGAGGAGGAGCTGTACGACCACCTGGCCCTACACGGGCCGCTGTGCAACGTGGAGATCGCGGACGATCTTGCGCTGCCGATCAACTCGGTCACGCCGACCACCTTCGCCCTGCGGCAGAAGGGCCTCGTGGTCGAGTCGCACCGCGCTAAGTACGCGCCGACCAATCGCACGGTCATCTACTGGAAGGTGGCCCGGTGAGGGAGCGGCGTTGGTACAGCCGCTTCGGCATCGAGCCCCCATTCCCGTGGGGGCTCCTTCTTTGGCCATTCGTGTGGGTCTTCTGCTGGGTCGCTGAGGCGGTGCAACAGCACCGGTTCCAGGACCCGCCGGCACACGAGTAGGCGTTCTATGCCTCGGCCTACGTGGGATGAGTACTTCCTCGGCATCGCGGAAGCGGTTGCCGCACGGTCGGATTGCGAAAGGAGCAAGGTAGGTGCCGTCGTCGTCAAAGCCCGGAGAATCCGGGCCACAGGATACAACGGGGCTCCTAGTGGGCTTCGTGGCTGCTCTGACTGTCCTCGGAGAACTTCACAGGCGGTACCCGGAGTTAGCTCCTACTCAGCGGGCGAAACTCGCTGCGTTGCAGTCCACGCAGAGGCAAACGCCCTCCTCTACTGCGACCGGGAAGACCTCATCGGAGCCACCCTCTACATCACCAGGGAGCCCTGCACCGACTGCTCAAAGCTGATCCAGGCGGCGGGAATCGCCAACGTGGTGTGG